TGGCATCTACACCGGCCCGACGCCGGAGCCTGGGCAAGAGAAATACCTGCATGTCATGCAGGCCGTGAGCGCCGGCACGGGTGTGCCGGGCTATCTGTTGCTGGCAGACTACCTGATGTTTTACCCGCTGATCGATGGAGACTCCACTGACCAGCAGGACATGGACAACACCGCGTTATTGCCCAGGTATACCTCGGGCGACGGGGTACAGTGCATGATCGTGGTGGCCTCGCCCATGACGCAGGTCGGCAGCGTGACGATCAGCTACACCAACTCCGACGGAGTGTCTGGGCGCATCTCAACCGCTGGGCTGGTCACCAACACGGTCATCGGCGCCCTCGCAAACACATCGAATGCCACGACTGCCGTTGGCGCGTTGTCGCCATTCATCCCGTTGGGTAGTGGTGACACGGGCATCCGCAGCATTGAGTCAATCACAGTGTCAGACTCACCCGGCGGACTATTCAACGCGGTGCTGATTAAGCCGCTGGCGCATCTGCAGATACGCGAGAACTCCACAGCGGCAGAGAAGACCATGCTGCCGCACTCGGCTTCGTGCCCAAAGATCGAGACCGGCGCGTACCTCAACTGGATACTGAACAACGGCAGCGCGAACGCTCCGTTACTGCGCGGCTTCTTGCAATTTGCCTGGGGATAACCATGCCTTTCTCATCGATGGACGATCTCGTCAACGAGATCACAAGCGGCAAGTTCAACCGCTCCGACTGGAACAAGATTACGGGCGCTGCCGCCTACACGGCTGGCCGGTGGTACGACTTCAGCGCCCTGGGCGGAACGCCTGTCGCAAATGCCTGGGCTGGCACCGCGCTGGCCTGGAGGACATGCGACGCCGCAACGGGCAACGGCACGCAGATCTTCGGGCTGCCGCACGGCGGCAACGTCAGCCCCGACACCAAGCACATCCTCAACGTGCAGGCGCTCACGGGCGTGGCCACCGGGGTGCCTGGACAGCTCATGCTGGTGGACCTACAAGGCTACTGGCCCGGCATCAGCAACAACAGCGCTGTGGCTCAGACGCTGACGGGCACGCCGAGCCTGCGCTACACCAACGGGGCCGGGTGCCGACTGTTCTGGGTGCAGACCGCCACTGCAGGCGCGACGGCGCAAAACATCGCGGTCAGCTACTCCAACACCACGCCCACCTCGGGCCGCACGCTGCCGGTCACCGTGGCCATGACCGCCTCGGCCATCACGCCGCACATCAGCCACTCGGGCACGGCGGCGAACAACTACGGGCCGTTCCTGCCGCTGGCAAGCGGTGACACAGGCGTGTCCAACGTGGCTACAGTGCAATTCAGCGCGGCCAACACTGGCACCGGGGCGCTGTGCCTTGCGAAGCCCCTGCTGACGCTGCCTCTGACCACGGTGTCCGTTGCTGCCGAGCGCGATCTGCTCAACCAGTTGCCAAGCCTGCCTCGCGTGATGGATGATGCCTGTCTGACATGGCTTTACTTTGCGGGCGCGGCCACGGCGGCTAGCACCAATTTCTACGGCGCGGCTGAGTTCGGCTGGGGCTGATGGCACTCAAGCAAAACACTACGATCCTGGCGCAGTTGCCACTGCGCCTGATCGGTGGCGATCCCGGCACGCTGCGCCCCCTGTGGGGCCGTGGCGACCGGATGAACCAGTCCGTGGGACAGGGCATCCCGTCCAAGCTGGCGGGCATCCCCAGCGGGCACCTCGCACCTTCGTCCTGGGTTCTGCCATACGAGCCGGGCGCGATGTCGTCGTTCACGCAGTGCGTGGTCACGGTGGCTCCAGGCACGCTGAACCTCGCGGCGGGCGTCAACCTCGAAGGCAGTACGACGGTCACGATCACCGTCAACCCCGCCGACGGTCAACTGGTGGTCAGCGCGGTGGGATCCGCGTCCATTACGTTCAGCCTGGATGCCAACCTGGCCGGCGCGCTGTCGGCATCGGGCAGCACGGCTGTCACATTCACGGTCAACAACGCAACGCTCGGGGCCATCGTTGACGCCATCGGGGCCGCCATGGTGCAAGTCTCGGCCAGCGCAACACCACGCGCCACTGGCAACCTGTCGGGCAACATCACGCCCTTTACCGAGCTGTCGCCGCAGTCGCTGTCAGCCGCTGTCTGGGAGTCTCTTGCTAGTGCTTACAACACGCCTGGCAGCATGGGCGAGTTGCTGAACAGCGCAGGCGGCGGAGCCAGCCCGGCCACCATTGCTGCTGAGGTGTGGTCTACGCCGATGGAGACGCTGACCGCAGAGGAGATCATGCGCGTGGTTCTGGCAGCGCTGGCCGGCGGTCGATCAGGTCTCGGCACGGCCACTCAGAGATACCTGGCCCAGGATGGCGTCACGCCGCGCATCACGTTTACCCCAGACGCGCAGGGCAACGGCACGCCAATCATCGATGCTGTTTAGAAACGGCCTACTCGGCGGAGCACTGTTCGCAGGTCTGCTGTTCGGTGGGCCTGTTGATCCTGCGTCAGAAAGCGGTGGTGGCGCTTCCGCCAAGGCAAAGAATGCGCGCCCGATGTGGGTTGTCGAAGGCAAGATCTTCGACAACCCGTGGGTGGCTCAGGAATATCTGGCCGCACTGCAAGCCAAGCAGAAGCCGGTAGCAGATCACAAGCCTGCACTGAAGGACAAGCCAAAACCTGAAGGGCAACGGCAGTTTCTGGTTTTGCCAGAAGAGCGCATTGAAATCGACCTCAGTCGCTTTTCCTATGCTGACGAGATGGCGCGAGATTCGATAGAGGCGCACATGCAGCTGGCTCAAATCATCGTTGAGGAGCGAGATGCTCAGGTGGCGTTGATCATGGCAATGGCAGTGCTGGACGATTGAATCTGCCGGGAGTCCCGGCAACGGCAACCGCACGGCCGAAAACGTGCGAGTGTGAAAGAGAACTATGCCATCAGAGATTGAAGTTACCCAGCCCGACGGCTCCAGCGAGGCCCCTGACCTCGACGAACTGGAAGCGAAGAATGTCGCAGAAGCCGATACCCCAGAACCTGACGAGGCGACCGACGACGAAACCGCCGAGGCCGATGAACCAGACGAGGTGACGGTCAGCATCAGCGGCGAGCCGGATCCAGAGCCTGAGCCAGAACGTGCGCCTGATTGGGTGCGCGATCTGCGGCGCTCTCACCGCGAGTTGCAGCGCAAGGTACGCGAGTACGAGGCCCGTGAGCAGACCGCACCGGTGCAGGCAGAGATTCCCAGGCTTGGTGCCAAACCAAAGTTGGAAGAGCACGACTACGACACCGAACGTTACGAGAAGGCGCTCGAAGACTGGTACAAAAAGCGCGATGCCGTAGATGCAGTCAAGCGAGAGCAGCAGCGCCAGGCTGATGAACAGGCCAAGTCCTGGCAAGCCAAGCTGGACGGATATGGCAAGGCAAAAGCCGAGCTCAAGGTGCGCGACTACGACGACGCCGAGGCCGCCGTGCAGGAGGCCCTGAGCGTGACCCAGCAGGGCGTGGTGCTGCAAGGCGCTGAGAACCCGGCGCTGGTGGTTTACGCGCTTGGCAAGAACCCAAAGAAGGCCAAGGAACTGGCCGCCATTAATGACCCGGTGAAGTTTGCCTTCGCCATTGCCAAACTGGAGTCTCAGTTGAAGATTCAACCTCGCAAGACAGCACCACCCCCTGAGCGCACAGCCCCTTCAGGCAATGCTCCAATCTCAGGTGCTACCGATGGTCATTTGGAGCGACTGCGTTCCGAGGCTATGCGCACTGGCGACATGACCAAAGTCATCCGCTACAAGCAGCAGCAGCGCGAAAAGCAGTCTGCAAAGAGATAATTGCACACGGCATCGGATGTGATACATTCGGCGCCATTCGGGTCTCGCCAGCCCTAACTCGGCAGTGACAGCACAGCAAGCGGCCGCCCGGCGTACAGGGTGAGTAGAAAGCAGCGCGGCGCTTGCCGCATCGGTCACTCATTCAGTTTTTAGGAGCCACAAATGGCCAACGCTTTTTCCAAGGAAGAAATCGTAGCCTTCGAGTCGATTCTCGAAGGTTTCCAAGACGCATTGGTGCTGTCTCGCGCCGTGAACGTCTACAACACCGACGCCACCACGATGGAGCGTGCGCGTGACACCATCTGGCGTCCGATGCCCTACATCGCTCAGTCGTTCAACTCGACCGTTGGCACGTCCATCTCGTCGAACTACGACGACATGACCCAGTTGTCCGTGCCGTCCACCCTGGGCTTTAGCAAGACTTCCGCCTGGAAGCTGAATGCCAAGGAACTGCGCGACCAACTGCAAGAAGGCCGTCTGGGCACCGCCGCCCGTCAAAAACTCGCTTCCGACATCAACGTCGCCGTGAACAACCTGGCTGCCCTGCAAGGCACGCTGGTTGTGCCGATTGCTGGTGCCGCTGGTGACTACGATGACGTGGCTCTGTGCGACGCCATCATGAACGAGCAGGGTGTGCCCAACTACGACCGCTACCTGGCTCTGTCCACCCGCGACTACAACGGTCTGGCCGGCAACCTCGCCGCCGCTACCCGTTCGTTCGGTAACGCAAAGTCGGACAAGGCTTACGAGCGTTCGTATGTCGGCATGGTCGCTGGCTTCGACACCTACAAGCTGGACTACGCTGCGCGTCTGACCGCTCAGGCCACCGCCGTGACCATCGCCACCAACGGCGCTCAGGTCCGGTTCGTGCCCCGCGCCACGACGTCTGCCACCGCTGGCATCCTGAACGTGGACAACCGCTACCAGCAGGTTACGGTCTCCACCACCGTGGGCGTCAACGCTGGTGATGCGTTCAACATCCCCGGCATCGAGGCTGTGCATCACATCACCAAGGCATCGACGGGTCAGCTCAAGACCTTCCGCGTGATCTCGGTGGACTCTGGTACGACCATGACCATCAGCCCTCCGATCATCGGCGCGAACTCCAGCCCGACGGACGCTGAGCTGCAGTACCAGAACGTCTATGTGGCCAGTACCTCCGCTGCCGCGACGCTTGGTTGGCTGAACGACAACGCCTGCAACGTCAACCCGTTCTGGCAGAAGGACAGCATCGAGCTGCTGCCCGGTCGATACGCCGTTCCCTCCGATGCCGGCACCGCAGTGATGCGCGCCAGCACCGACCAGGGCATCGAGTTGGTGATGCAGAAGTTCTACGACATCGACACGATGACGACCAAGTATCGTCTGGATACCCTCTTCGGTGTGGTCATGACCAACCCCGAAATGGCCGGTATCCTGATCTTCGGTCAGTGAGAGTAAGCCACTAGGCTGACGCGGGCGGTCAGGGTTGGGAGTTCCCGGCCGCCGCTCGCGTTTTCACATCTGGAGCACACCATGCCGTTGACCAAGGGTTACAGCCAGAAGTCGATCTCGAAGAACGTCTCCAAGGAGATGAAGGCTGGCAAGCCGCAGAAGCAGGCCGTCGCCATCGCCCTGAGCACTGCACGCACTGCGGCCATGAAGGCCGGCAAGCCTAGCAAGGCGCCCGCCAAGAAGGGCATGAAGTGAAGCCGGGTCTGTACGCTAACATCGCGGCCAAGCGCAAGCGCATCGCTGAAGGCAGCGGTGAGAAAATGCGCAAACCAGGCACCAAGGGCGCACCAACCGCTGCGGCATTCAAGGCCGCTGCCAAGACCGCCAAGAAGAGCAAGTGATGCAATTTCCCGTCCACGTCTACAAGTCGCCCGGCCACTACGAGTTGCGGGGCAAGTCCTACAAGGTCGTCTCCGTTGCCGATCAGGACGCGCTGCAAGCGCATGTAGATGCTGGTTGGAGCATTACCCTTGCCGACGCCTTCCAGGCTGCTGGTGAGGCCGCTATCATCAAGCGCAAGGTGGCAGACTGGCGTCTGGTTAAGTCCCGCCAGAAGCAAAAGCGCAAGGACTTCCTCGCTGCCCGTGCGAAGGCCAAGGCCGCCAAGGAGTCTGCGCCTGTTGTGCAGGTCGCTGAACCAGACGACAATGCTCCTCCAACGCGGCAGGAAATCGAACAGCAGGCCACTTTGCTGGGCATCAAGTTCGATGGTCGCACCACGGACAAGCGCCTCCTTGATCGCATCAGCGAGGCCATGAAGGAGTCCTGAGATGGGCTATTCCAAGCGCCAGTTCGTCGAAGCGGCATTCGAGGAGATCGGGCTTGCGTCCTATGTCTTCGATCTGAGCCCGCAGCAGATCGAAAGCGCATGCCGCCGCCTGGACGCCATGATGGCTTCCTGGAACGCGCTTGGCATCCGTTTAGCCTACCCGCTGCCGGGTTCGCCGCAGAATACGAACATCGACGACCAGACCTTCGTACCTGACTCGGCATACGAAGCCATCATCACGAACCTGGGTGTCAAGATCGCACCGAGTTACGGCAAGACCGTCTCCGCAGACACCAAGACCACGGCCAAGCAGACCTACGACACGCTGTTGTCTCGCGCTGCCATGCCGATGGAAATGCAGTTCCCCGACACACTGCCTCAGGGTGCTGGAAACAAGCCCTGGTGGTTCTACAACAACCAGTTCATGCCGCAGCCTGTGGATCCTGTTCTTGCTGGTCAGGATGGCCCGCTGGAATTCAACTGAGACACCATCATGCCTACCATCAATCAGTTGCCGCTGCTGTCTGACCCGAACTCGGGCGATCAGATCCCGGTCTACAGCCCGAACAATGGCGATGCACGTCGCATGCCCCTGTCGGCTCTGCTGACGTATTTCCAGCAGCAGTTCGCCGCGCCAACGATGGCGGTGAACATTTACACGCCCGGCACTGGCTTCAACATTGCCGCGCCCACGCCTGTGAGCCAGCAACAGTGGATTCTGATTCAGCCTGCCGGCACGCTGGCCACCGGCACCGTGACGCTACCGCTGAACACCTCGACGCCCGACGGCACCGAGATTCTGATCACGACCACCCAGCAGATCACATCGTTCACGCTGGCACTTAACGGCGCTGCGGCGGCCTATGGTGACCCTACCACGCTAGGTGCCGACGACTTTTTCAGGATGCGCTTCTACCAAGCGACGAACTCCTGGTATCGCATCGCATAAGGAGCAATCATGTCCGTCGTCAATCAATTCAGCCAACGCGACAAGTCCAACCAGGTTGTCACGCCTGCTGCCGCGTCGGCCAGTGTGAGTCTAAACTCGCAAGACAAGGCCGTGCGCCTGGTCAACACGGGCGCGAACGTCTGCTACGTCCGCATCGGCACTGGTGCTCAGACGGCCACCACGGCCGACGTGCCTGTGCGTTCCGGCAGCGAGGTGATCCTGCGCAAGAAGAACGGCGATGACACGCTGGCGCACATCAGCGCGGCTGGCACGACGCTGAACGTGGCGACGGGCGAAGGCGGGGTCTGATGTGGCAAAGTCCCCGGCCTGGACGCGCAAAGAGGGGCAGAACCCCAAAGGCGGCCTGAACGCCAAGGGACGAGCCTCGGCCAAGGCTCAGGGTATGAACCTGAAGCCGCCAGCACCGAACCCCAAGAACGAGAAGGACGCCGCACGGCGCAAGTCGTTCTGCGCCCGCATGGGTGGAATGCCCGGGCCGATGAAGGACGAGAAGGGACGCCCGACACGCAAGGCGCTGGCCCTGAAGGCTTGGAACTGCTGACATGCAAATCCCCATCGTCTCGGGCATCTACACCGACAACGGGCCTGACCTGCGCACGGCTTACCCGGTCAACTTCTTCGTCACGCCCAAGGGCAGCGGAATCAGCGACAGTTATCTGCGCCCTGCGGACGGCCTAGTGAGCGATGGCACCGGCCCTGGCACAGACCGTGGTGGCATTGAGTGGCGCGGCACGCTCTATCGGGTGATGGGCACCAGCCTTGTCAGTGTGGCCAGCAATGGCACGGTGACGGTGCTGGGCGATGTGGGTGGTCCGACTAATCAACTGGTGACGTTCGACTACTCGTTCGACCGCCTGGCTATCGCATCAGGTGGTCGGCTGTACTACTGGAACGGCACGCTCACGCAAGTGACCGATCCAGACCTCGGCACGGTGCTCGACTTTTGCTGGGTTGACGGGTATTTCATGACCACCGATGGCGAGTTCCTGATCGTCACGGAACTGAGTGACCCCACGCAGGTCAACCCACTGAAATACGGCTCATCTGAGTCCGATCCTGACCCCGTGGTGGCCCTGCTGAAACTGCGCAACGAGGTCTATGCGCTGAACCGCAACACCATCGAGGTGTTTGACAACGTGGGCGGAGATCTTTTCCCATTCGCTCGCATCGACGGCGCACAGATTCAGAAGGGCGTGGTCGGCACGTTCGCCTGCTGCGTCTTCAACGAGATGATCGCGTTCCTCGGCAGCGGCCGCAACGAGGCGCCTGGCATCTACATGGGTGCCAATGCCACGGCGCAGAAACTCAGCACCGACGAAATCGATCAGGTGCTGCTTCAGTACACCGAAGCGCAACTGTCGCAGGTCAAACTCGAAGCCCGCAACGACAAGAACCACCAGTTGCTGTACGTGCATCTGCCTGACCGCACCGTCGTCTTCGACCTCGCGGCCTCCGAGGCGCTCAAGCAGCCGATCTGGACGACCATGGTCAGCACCACGGTTGGTTTTGCACAGTACCGTGCTCGAAACTTCGTCTGGGCTTACAACCGCTGGAACGTGGGCGACCCGGCATCTTCGACCATTGGCTACTGCGTGGACACGCGCAGCGACCACTGGGGCCAGATCGTGCGCTGGGAGTTCGGCACGATCATCGTCTACAACGAGGGCAACGGCGCCCTGTTCCATGAACTCGAACTGGTAGCGCTCACGGGCCGCGTGGCGCTGGGCCTCAACCCGCAGATCAGCACCAGTTACTCGGTGGACGGCTCGACCTGGGGACAGGATCACTTCATCCGTGCGGGCACCATCGGCAACCGCGCCAAGCGCCTAGTTTGGCTGCGGCAGGGCAACATGCGCAACTGGCGCATGCAGCGGTTCCGCGGCGACAGCCAGGCGCACCTATCATTTGCCCGTCTTGAGGCTCAACTCGAAGCGTTGGCGTACTGATGGCCACGTCCAGGCTTCAACTTACGCGGGACCAACTCGCGTCGTTCCTGCAGGATCATGAGCAAATCAAGCAGTTCGAACGGCTATTTGCAGATGTGTCTCAACTTGAGCCGACCACGCTCGCAGACCTAGCGGTCAATGCTGGCAACGCAGATCAAAAGGCCGTTGAGGCGCTGGATGCTGTGGCCACGCTGGCGCAGGATGTGGCGTTCCAGGCTGACGCCAAGGCGCAACAGGCGCTGGACGCTATCTCGCAGTTGAGCGGGCTGGTCGAATTGCTGGCCACGGCGCCGCCCGAGCGCGAGTTCAAGCGTTCGCGGTATGGCTCGTTCTATGACACCACAACGCAGTCAGCGCTGGTGATCAACACGGCCACAAAGATCACATTCGACACCACGGACTTGTCATCCGGCGTCTACCTAGGAACCCCGACGTCACGGATTTATGTGGATACTGACGGAATCTACAACTTCCAGACATCCATCCAGTTAGACAGCACAGTGGCCACGGCGCAAGAGTTCTACTTGTGGTTTGCGTTGAATGGAACTGATGTCACAAACTCAGCAAGTCAGGTCCGCATTCAAGGCAACAATGCCGAGATATTCGTGGCACTGAACTACTTTTTTAAGCTCAAGGCAGGCGATTACGTTGAGTTGGTCTACTCGGTGAGCAATCTTGGAGTTCAGTTGCTGGCCTCTGGTGCTGTGGCACCTCATCCGGGTATTCCCAGCGTCATCCTCACCGTGTCCAACAACATCCAGGGGTTCCAATGACAGTCACCGTCAAAGTCCTCGTTCCTCCCAAGCAGATGGAGGCCACGCAGACCACGCAGTACACCGCCACCAACGCCAAGGCCATCATCGACAAGGCCACGGTGACGAACACGGACACGGTGAACCGCACGTTCAGCGTGAATCTCGTCACCTCGGGCGGCTCGGCTGGCAACTCCAACCTCGTCATCGATGAGCGCACCGTGGTGCCTGGTGAGACCTATCTGTGCCAGGAACTGGTTGGTCAGGCGATGGAGTCTGGTTCGTTCATCTCGACCATCGCCAGTGCGGCCACGGCGCTCACGCTGCGTGTTAGCGGCAGGGAGATCACATGATGAAGTTCATCGCCATCCCAAAGGACTTCGAGGGCCTGCCTTCTGAGGAGCCTTTCATCACGGCATCGGAGAACCGCACGAACACGCAGACGGTCATTGATGACTGGATGCTGGGCCCTGAGAAGCCGAGCAACGAGCGCGGGGCCAACAAGCCCTACTGGCGTGCACTGGCCAAGGCCATGCAGGTTGATGAGGCTGAGGCACGGCGCCGTCGCTGCTCGAACTGCGAGTACTACGACAACACGCCCAAGACCCAGATGAAGATGGAGCGCATCAGCTGGAATCAGTGGGACGTTGACGCTGGTTTTCGAGGCTACTGCCACAAATTCGAGTTCATCTGCCACGATCTGCGTTCCTGCCAGGCGTGGGAGGAAAAGGAATTTGAGGAAGACTGATGTTGGGGGCTAGAATCCACGCGCCGAGTGCATGGCTTCCGGCGGCCTCTGAGGATGCCGTGACATACAGCCTGCGCACACACTTTGACTCGCTCATGCTGCCCGCTGAGGCTGCGGAGTGGTTGTTGATGCTGTGGGAGTCCATCCAGGCGTTTGACGATTACGCTGATGGCGAGTCTGTCGAGCGCGAGGCACTCGACGCCCTGATCTGGAACACGCTGGTGGCCATGCCACGCAATGCGTTTTTCTCGCAGCACGCGGCCGAGTTGCTGCCGCTGCTGGGCTCTATGGTGCTGAAGTGGCAAGCCTCTGACCGCGTGGAACGTGAGGGCAGCGCATCGGCTCAATCCTACGTCTGGCGGGCCGGCTACTACGAGTTGGTGCTGGCCGCTGTGCGCCTGTGCCACGGCGCCCCTGCTGCCACTGCGGTGGCTCACAAGGTGTTGGGCATGTACGGCGAGACCTTCGACGCATACCTGACCGAGTTCAACAAAGGAGGCAGCGATGCCTGATCCCGTAAGCGCAATCGCCGGGAGTGCGATTCTTGGCTCTGTCACGCAATCCCGTGCTGCCAGCAAGGCCGCAGGCGCTCAAACGCAAGCCGCCGAGATGGGCGTCGAGGAGCAGCGTCGGCAGTTCGATGAGGTGCAGAAGCTCCTGGCTCCGTATGTGCAGGCTGGTCAGGGTGCCATCAGCGGCTTCCAGCCGTTCCAGCAGGCAGGTGCTCAGGCCTTCCAGCAGCAGCAGGCGCTGTCTGGTCTGCTCGGCCCCGAGGCACAGCAGGCGGCGGTGTCTGCCCTGGAGCAGAGCCCCGAGATGGCGGCATTCACGCGCCAAGGCGAGGAAGCCATCCTGCAACGCGCATCGGCCACTGGTGGGCTGCGTGGTGGCAACGTGCAGGCCGCGCTGGCGCAGTTCAGGCCCCAAGTGCTATCTGGGCTCATTGAGCGGCAACTCGGCCGCCTCGGTGGCTTTGCAGGCACCGGCCTAGGCGTGACCGAGCAACTCTATCGTGGTGGCCAGGCGTCGGCGGCAGGGCAAGCATCGGCAGCGCAGACGGTGGGCAGCAACGTGTCCAACCTGCTGCAGCAGCAAGGCGCAGCCCAGGCCGGTGGTGCACTGGGCCGTGGTGCGGCGTTTGGTCAGTTGGCTCAGGTGCCTGGGCAGTTGGCTGGGTTCCAGTTGGCTACCGGGCGTAACATGTTCGGCAATCTGTTCGGCGGCACCAGTCCTGCACTGACGCCTGTCGAGCCTGGAATCAGCGGCTTGCCGTCCTATGCTGTCATGCCGCCCCCTGGAGGTTAAGTCATGGTTCAGCCGTTTAACTACCAACTGCAGAGCGCAGATCCCTTTGCCGGGGTGCTGCAGGGCTTGAAACTGGGTGCCACCATCGAGGAGATGCAGGCTGCGCGGATGCAGGCCGAGATGAAGCAGCAGCAGGCGCTGGCTGCTCAGCAGCGCCAGCAGCAGATCGCGCAGGAATACGAGAGATTTCAGGCTCTGCCGAACAGGACACTGGAAGATGTGCAACGACTATCGCAGTTCATTCCTCCAGAGCAGACGAAGGTGCTGCTGGACATCTACAAGACCAAAGGCACCGAGCAGCAGGATGCGCTGAAGCGTACAACTGGTGGGATTCTTGCTGCGCTGAAGAATGACAAGAATCGTGGCGTCGAGCTTATTAAGCAAAGGGCACAACTTGAGCGCAATGCTGGCAATGTCAGAGACGCCGATGCTTACGACACGTACGCCAAGATTGCTGAGATAAACCCTGATGCTGTTTTTACAGAGGTTCTCACATCCAACGCCGAGGTGTTCGGTAAAGATTGGGTGAACTCTGTTTTGACGGCTACTGGTGCAAAGGGTGGAGCACAGGTATTGTCCACACCTGAGGCCAAACGTGCTGCCGGGCTGCTCGACGATCAAGGTAAGGTTCTGTCCGGCACCTACGTCAGCGAGCCTGGAAAAGCGCCCACTCTGCTGCAGGTGAAGGAAGTTCCCACTGATGCAGTCATCGTGTCGAGTGATGACGACAAGCGTCGGCGTGGACTCGTTGAAAAGGGTGTGCCAATCCCTGGCGTGTTTGCCGTGGAGCCTGGCAAGGCCCCCAAGCGCATCGACAAGGAAGGCGGCCCGCTGGTCAATGTCAACGTGCCCGGACAAGAGCGCCTTCCGACCAAACTCGAAGAGGAGATCGACAAGAAGTTTGCCCCACTGGCCGTTGAGTGGATGGGTGGTGAAAAGAGCAGATCAGCATCTCGCATCAATCAACTCAAGGCCGTCACCAACGTCCTCGAATCCGGTAAGCGAATCACTGGCCCCGTCGTTGGACTGACGCCAGACGTTGTGCTGTCTTTTGTAAATCCGGGGTCGAGAGAAGCGCGGGCAACTGCCGAGCGCGTGATTCAAGATGGCATGCGGGCAACGCTTGGTGCTCAGTTCACCAGGGTTGAAGGTGAAAACTTCCTCGCCAGAGCCTATGATCCCAAAGCACTTCAAGCCGACAACGTACGCAGACTGCGGGCAATCGTCACCCAGATGGAGGAATCTGCCAAAGACCGCGAATCGATGATGAAGTACATGCAAGGGCCTGGTAAAGGATCGCTGCAGGGTTACACAGGACGAGTGCCAACGATTGACGACTTCTATGCTGCAATCGAGGTGCAGACTCCTGCAGCGCCTGCTGCTGCTCCAGCAGTAGACACCAGTCGAGCGCAAGCGGTAGATGCTGCTCTTCAGAAGTACATGACCAAACCCGGAGGTCGGTAATGGCGACGGTTGCTGAACTTGAAGACGCACTTCTGAATGCTGACAAGGCAGGCGACACCAAGGCTGCTCGCTTGCTTGCCGATGAGATCACTCGGCTACGCGCTCAACCGAGTGCTCAGATCCCCGGTGCTGCACCGGGTCAAGTCGCACCAGCGGCGGCACCGACAGAGCCCGAGACCACCACAGCAGGCGTTGCTGGCGCCGTGACTCGCGCCCTTACGCTGCCTGTCGCAGGAGCCACTGCCGGTCGGATGGTAGGCGGCGCTCCTGGCGCGTTGGCAGGTATGGCAGCAGGCACTCTTGCGCCCGCTGTAGCCGACCCGCTGGTCAGCCTGTTCAACCGCGTTCTCGGCACCAACGTCCAGCAGCCATCTGAGGCCCTTGGGCAGCTTCTGACGCGCATGGGTGTGCCGGTGCCTCGCAGCGGCGCTGAGAAGTTTGCAGGGCAGATGACTGCAGGCGTCACCGCGGGCACCGCGCTGCCCGCACAACTTGGCCGCACTGCTGCTGCAATGGCGCAAGGCACTCGCGCTGCACCCGTCGTCACCCCCATCGCCGAGGCGGTGCGAGTTGGTGGTATGGGGCCAACAGGTGGTGCAACGACGGGTCAGCGCATTGGTGCTGGCATGACTGCGGGCACCATCGGCGCTGTGCCGACTGCTGAGTCGCCCATTGATGTTGCAGTTGGTGGCACGATGGGTGGTCTGTTCCCACCCGTCGCCAAGGCCGGCAAGGAGGTTGTTTCCGGTCTGTGGGATGCCACGGTAATGCCTTTGATGAAGCCGGCTATTGCAGCCGAGCGTCAGATTTACCGAGCGGTCGGTGGAACACCCGGCGCTGCGGAGCGCACCATCGCCGAGATCGAGGCTGGCAGACAGGTACCCACTACGCCAGGCTTCCAACCTACGCTGCCCGAGCTTGTCGTGGCCGGTGGTGGTGAGGCTCCTCCCACCCTTGCCGTGCTGGCCGAGCGGGTTCGAGGTGCGACACCAGAGCAACAACGCGACATCCAGCGCTTGGTGAACGAGCGTGTCGGTGCGTTGCAGGCTCAACTGGCTCGCGTTAACCAGCAGATCGACCAACAGGGCGCCATGCTGCAGCCCGGTGCGCTCGATGAGTTGACGCAGGCCCGTGACTCCATTCTGCGCAACCTCGAAGACGAACAGAATTCGTGGGAGTCGGTGCTGCGCACGGCTGCTGGTCGGTTGCCCGCCGGCCCGCAGGAGATCGGCAAAGAGATCCTGACTCGCGCGCAGCAGTTGCAAAAGCAGATCCGCGACACCGAGATCACCCCCGCATATCAGAAGGCGCTGGACGCTGGTGGTGAATCAAGGGTCAACATCAACTCGGTTGTTGGCGAGGCAGAGCGGGTGCTTGGTCGACCCTTGTCGTCGTTCGACCCAGCCACGGCGCCGGCCATCGTTCGGCGCATTCTGGCACTGCGCGATCCTATCGAGGAAGCACCGGTTATCCTGGGGCCGGATGGTAGGCCGTTGACTCCAGTGACGCCACCTCAGATTACAGCCTCGGCGACTCTTCCCGAGCTTGACGATCTGCGCAAGGCAATCAACTCCGACATCACCGCGGCGTCGCGTGGATCGAGCACACTGGCCGGCGTAGAGACGCGCAACCTGCTCGGTCTGCAACGCACCATCGACGCGGCCATCGACGCCTCGGACACGCTGCCGACGCAGGCCAAGGATCTCTACAAGACGGCGGTGGCCAAGTACCGCGATCTGTATGCACCTCGCTTCCGTGAAGGCGAGACCGGTCGCATGCTCAAGCCCGGCATGTTCGGTGAGACGCGCGTCATGCCTGCAGATGCGGTGAATCGATTTACCGAGCGGGTCAACGACGCCGAACAGTTCGTGACCACGTTTGCAGGCGACCCACAGGCGTTCGAGGCGCTGCGCAATGGCATCCTGGGTCAGTTCCGACTGGCTGCGGTCGATGCTCAGACGGGCCTGGTTGACCCGGGCAAGGCGGCAAACTTCCTCCAGAACAAGGCCGAGGTGCTCGCGGTGCTCGACAACGCCGGTTTGGGTGTCCGCAGAGCACTACAGCAGTTCGAGCAGGATGCCGTCCAGGGCAACGAGGCGCTGACACGGTTGACCGCCATCGGTGGTGGCTTCAAAGACAAGACCCCTGACCAGCTTCTGAACTACATCCTCAGCAGCGGTGACCGCATGGGTATCGCGCTGAATCGATCTGACGCACAAGGTAGGGATGCGATCCGCCGCGTGGTGCAGACTCGTCTGAATCAGATGCTCACTCAGACGCCAGGCGGTGAGCCGCTGACTGAATCAGGTGTGATGTCGGTCGTCAAGGA